GCTCGGCATGGAGGAAAGGGCTCTTTGGCACATAAGCCTTACCAGATCGAAAGGGACGAAGCCATTCCCAGTCGAGAGAGTACCAATTGGCTAACTCTTTGCGAGTGTTTCTCGCTCTAGATAGTTCGTTCTCCCATCCATTGGAGAACTCGATAAATCTAGGGTCTCCGTCTAGATTTACCTGGACGTCAACTCGACGGTACCAAGCTCTGGCGACCTTTCGAGGATGACGGAGTGGAGGCAAAGTCCTCTCATTTTTGCGTCGACGGTTCAGATCTTCGCCATCTTTAACCGCACTCTTGTGGGTCAAGATACCCTTACGACCCAACCATATTGAGTCATAAAAGTAGTGCATGAGCCGATTTTGGACATGCTTATTTTCATAGTTTTCTATGAGTGCCGCGCGCATTCTAGTCACGTGCTGATCGAGGGTTTTTACCACTCTCTCAGGGTTATAGATTCTATCTATCACCTCTTGTGTTGGACGTAACATCCCTCCATCTTTATGGAAGTAATATGAGAGAAACTTCACTCGGTTCTTAAATACATAGAACCAGCGATGCGTCCACCCGAGTATTTCCTCTGGGTCTAATTCTCTCGGAATAAAATCAACTAATTCGCTGAATTTAGGCTTACGATTATTCTCTTGAATAAACCGTTGCTTCATTGCAAACATTTGTTTACGAGAGCAGTCACCCATAGATAGTAACTCTTCAGGGTACAGTACTCGGGGTTGCCCGATCCCAACGAATACGTCAGTGGCGTAATGAGTTTTCTCTGCACTGAATGTCAAGTTGAAACGAGTTTTCGCTATCAACGACATTTTAGACACGATCTCCTTCATCTCGAAGCGCCGGTCCTTACGCTTGCCTTTTAGCTTAAGCGCTATTAGAACATCGTCCCCTTGGACTTTCAGAGAAAAGTTTCTGATGTCTAATTCCTCTAGGATTTCTAGAGCGACTATACACATGATAAGTGAATCGATGAGTATGGTAAAGCCTGTACCACTTGGGACTCCGCCTGGCTTCAGGACATACTTACCATTTGGTAAGCGGAGGACTACATTCTCAAATGCATCTTTACACCATCTAAACACGTGCTCCCAGCCGCCGCGTAGATCTAAGATGGCTTTCACAATCATGAAAGCCCTGTGGG